ACACTCGGCTAGAATAACTGCCTCTAAACTACAAAGTGCAAAAGAGTTTCCCAAAGTTCATGCTTATATTCGAGCTCTACAAGAGGATCTCTGGAATAAGTACAAAATCTCACCGGCTACTCACATGAGAAGACTACACGAGATTGGTCTTCGTGCTGAAAATCCAGAAGCTAAAGATATAGTTGAGTTTGATATGAAACCAGATCTCAAGACTGCTTTAGCTGCAGAGATTAGTAGAGGTAAAGCTGCAGGATATTATGAGAAGAAAGAAAAAGTTAGAGACAAGAGTATTGACTCTTTAAGTTTAGAAGAGGTATCTGAAATGCTTTCAAAAATGAAAAAAACAGTTATCATTGAAGGCACCCCTACTGATTTGGAGGACAATGGATCCAAGGCAGTACAAAGCGACGATCAGTCAGAACAAAGCGATCAACAAGTTTCTTGAAGAAGGATACTTGGTATTTGTTAATGTATGTGAGCAAGGCCCCATAGATATTGTTGTTGTCAATCCTAAGAATGGAAGGTCTCATTTTCTTGATGTTAAAACCTCTAATGGAAGTAGAATTGTAAATGGCAAGTCGGTTGGTGGTGCAGGAAATAAACTTAAACCAAAACAAAAAGAACTCGGAGTTAGACTTTGCCTTGTCGAAGGAGAGGAGATCCGTATTGTTGAAAAAAGAGAAACAATCATCAAAAGACAGAAAAAAGAAAACAACCACCCCTTCCGTAAATCGAGGAAGGGAGTCAACCTTTTGGAAGAATGTTAGGTCGATCACTCCTAGTATATTTTGGACCCGTATAGAAACATACGGGACACCTGGTATTCCCGATTTATTGGGAGTTTTTAAATCAAAAAAATTCAATCGTAATATTTCTTTTTGGTGCGAATTGAAACTAACAAAAGGAAACAAACTTAATCTATCGCCTTTCCAAATTTCATGGAATTTAAAGCGTTATTCTCTATGTCAGGATAATTTTATTATGGCAAAGGGGGTCGAACAGAGGGCGGTTTATTTTTATCCAGGGTCCGTGGTGCGTGAGCTTGCGACTGATTTCACTTCTGTTGAACCCTTGTTCGTGGTCCACCAACCATGGACGCATGATCTTGAGCCTGCGCTTGAGCGTGTGCTTGTGCATGTTCCTTAATTAATTTTATATTTTTCCAGGAATTAAAAAAGCCCCGGATTTCTCCGAGGCTCTTGAATTTATTTAACCCAGCTTGGGTTCTCTTTAGCCATGGCTTTTATAGCCTGGTTCAGTTTCTGCTTGTCACCTCCGTATATCTCAAGCATTTTCTGGTGAATTTTTTCTTGCTTGAACTTGGACCGCAGCTCTTTGACGTTGCACTCCAACTTAACTGAAGCGGTAGTACCATCCTCGTCCTTGAGCACTACTAGTAAGATACCGGACTCGTACTTTCCGTTATCTGGATCGAAGGTTGAGCCTATTCCGACGCTAACTACTTCGATATCTGAGTTTATCATTTTCATAATATTCTTCCTTTCTTATGGGATACTATAGGATACTCCCAGGAAAAGTCAAGCATTAAAATTTCGGTATCCAAGCCTGTCCCTGGTCCCGCATTACTATCAAATGCCTGAGCGTGACCCAAGCTTGTTCCTGGGCCCTTGTCCCTGGCTCGTGCTTGAGCATGCGCTTGCGTGCGTCTTGGATCAGCTTGTGGATGGAGTCCAGGTTCTGCCTGTGCTTGCGTTCGGTACTATTCATTTTTGTCCTGAGCCTCCCTATTCTATTCTTTTATAATCTACAATTTCTAAACCTAGCGGGCCACATACGGTGAATGTTTCCCCTAGTTTTATATTTTCGAATTGTTCTTCGTAATCATCCCCAAGGTAGGCGGATAAATCAAAAGTTAATATTTCTTTAAGTGTTTTTTCCTCCGAATATCCGTCGGGGCAACAATAACCTTGTACCCAAGTTACTTTGAATTTTTTCATATCGCTTTATATCCTCCCTTTTTAAAACAATCATCACAAACAAAAGCCCCCTCAACCGTTGATACATAATCAAGGATCGACTCGTTGCAATCATCACATTCAATCATTTGACATTCGGGGCACATATACCCGTCGTGTTGATCATCTTCAGCGGGAATTCTATTAACAAATTTTCCGCTACCAAATGATGTATCACTAAAGCAAGTGATACATTTGTCACCAATGTTTTTAGTTTTCATTTTTAATGCACCTTATAACTTATATTCTTTATTCTTTTATCCCAACACGCAGTACAAGATAAACACTTACCGCCTTGATGTCTTGACACACAATCAAAGCCAATTGGGTCTTTATCCTTATGAACTGTAGACGTGTTTTGAAATCCCTTTGGCGGTGGTCCATCGACCATCGGTGCGGACACTCTAACAACTAGATTTTTTGGAAATGTATTATTTTTTAAATATCTTTGAATAAGTTTTATTTCTCTAGTAGGTAGCCAATGCTTCGTATCGGGTGTCAGTTCCGCAATTTTGACAATCTTTTTTAATCCCTCCATATTGGGCAAGTCCCCACTATCAAACCATCTGAAAAACTTTTGATGTTGTAATTTAAAGGCCATTACTTCAACAAAGTATTTATTATTAAAGTGGTTTAAGTTTGTTTCTCTATTCTTTCTAACTGAGGGCGTAGGATATCTACCTTTAAAAGCGTAGCACTTTTCACAAACTGAACCTTTAATTTTTCTAAGCTTTGAGCCTGTAACGCAATTTCTAGCATCTAAAGAAAAACTAAAAGCACTCATTTTTGAAGTTTTATTTAGTTTAAAATCTGTATTCATCTTACTTACCTTTCTATATTTATGCTTTGATTATGGGTAAATATGGGATATAGTCAAGTAAATATTTATGAAAGGAAGAATAAAAAATGACTAAAAAATTACCTACACAATTTTATAATGATTTAAAACACGCCTATATATTTAAAGATGGTAATTACTTTCATCTTGATGGTGTTGATTTATCTATGAATAAATTAAAATTTCATCCGCTTGGGGGTGGCTTTGGATTATCTTTAAAAATGGATGATGAATTTATTAAAAGCTATTTAGATGGATCATTTACATTTACAGATCAAATCCCTGATACATTAATAAAAGGTAAATTTGGCTTTGAATGTTGGGGTGATGATTATATTGAGGGCTTTTATTATGAGCATGAACGGTGGAACGGGTGGTTTGTTCCTTACTTATCGCTTGCGGGCATAGAGGCTTTTAACAAATTACAAAAGAAACATTTTGATGATGATAAAACTCCCGCCTTTAAAATAAAAGGAATTCAAGTTTATTTTTATGATGATCAAGAGGACGAAACATATGAAATCAAACCCTTAACAAAAGGATTAGATCGCTTATTGTATGATTGCGGGCTTGGGCTTACTTGGGATTTAATCAGATAGATTTAAAAAGGGGGCGTGATTGCCCCCTTTATTTTATTTGTTAATAGCCTTTTGATAGGTCTGAATAACTCAAATTATGAATATCTAAGCTTTCCCTAGTAAAATGCTTAGCCTTATCACTTACCCACCTATGCCATGGCTTATTATAAGGATCAAATTTTACTACATCATCTTTTAAATGGGTGTAGGTATACTTAACATCAAATAAATCTAACTGTTTCATATTAGATCTTTCTTAATGCTATGTACTATTTGATTTTGATACTTAGCATATATTTTAGGATTATCTTTTTTAAACTCAGTAGAATTAAATCTAGTTGATATCACATTCTTAAGTTTAATCTTGTTGCCAATGATAATGTCATCTTCATTTTGTAATGACATAAAACCATCAACAAGACTATCCTCCCTCAAAAGATCCGCTTGCAGTCTCATAAGCTTTATTTTCTTTTCTAGTTCAATCCATGACAAAAGCTTTTGAACTTTTAAGCCTTTGTTGATTGCTTCTTTTTTAGTTAGTTTTCTCATAGTTATTCTTCCTTTCGTTAATAACGAAAGTATAGCCTATAAAATCCCATAGTCAAATATTAATTAATTAATTATTTATTTGACAAATATTATTTTTATAGTGTAGGATTTATCCTACATTAACAGAAAGGAAAGAATAAATGACTAGATTAAAAAACCTACCTAACTTCACATCTAAAAAAATAGATATGATCAAGGCTTCTAAAATGCTTTATAAGGCATTAAGAAAAAACGCTTCAACAATGTTTGGTGATCCAAGTTATGCGGATAGTGAAACCTTTATAAGATTAACAGATGATAAAAAAGGAATTCACGTAGGCTTTGAAGCTTGCCCACATCATGATTGGGGTATTGATTATTCACTAGGCGGATATCCAAAGAGTTATTCAATGCATGAAAATATTCAAGATTGGTATCTTGAAGTGTATTGGGGCTTTGATGTAATGTTCTATCCTAATACAAATAGTGAATTTAAAACACTAGATCAAGAACTTATAGAAGCTTACTAGATTAATCTTGGGCGGTTATCCTACCGCCCACCGCCCCCCAACAAGAGATACTAAGACTTTTCCAAGCGCCCTATTGCCTTTGATCTTGCACCCGTACCCCCTAAATTTGCAATTGCTATGCAATAACCCTATAGTATAAATATACGTAGAAAAGATGAGCGATTTTATTTCAGATTTAGGTTCGATGTCCCTGGACGAACGTCAGTTACTCGTCAAGAAGTTAGAGTTAAAAAAGCTTCAACTAGAAGCCGCCAAAGGTTCACGGGACTCCTTTAGCAATTTTGTAAAAAACATATGGCCCGACTTCATTGAGGGGAGACACCATAAAATCATTTCCAAAAAATTAGAAGACATCAGGGATAAAAAAATTTCAAGATTGATAGTGAATATGCCTCCTCGACATACAAAGTCAGAATTTGCTAGTTTCCTGTTTCCCGCTTGGATGATGGGCAATAACCCTAAATTGAAAATTATCCAAACCACCCATACAGCAGAGCTAGCATATCGTTTTGGTCGTAAGGTTAGAAACTTAATGAATGAAACAGAATTTAAGTCGGTGTTCCCGGACACAGAACTACGAGCAGATTCTCAAGCTGCAGGACGATGGGAGACGAACCACGGGGGAGAGTATTTTGCTGCAGGTGTCGGTGGTTCGATAACCGGGCGTGGTGCAGATTTACTCATTATCGATGACCCACACTCCGAGCAAGACGCTCTTTCGAAGACGGCGATGGAGAATGCATGGGAATGGTATACCTCAGGACCTCGTCAGCGTCTGCAACCAGGGGGAAGTATCGTTGTCGTGATGACGAGATGGAGTGAAGAAGACTTAACAGAGCGTTTGATTGAAGCGCAGATGAAAGATGACAACGCAGACAAGTGGGAGATTGTCGATTTCCCAGCGATCATGGACGACGGCCAACCGCAATGGCCAGAATTTTGGAAAAAAGACCAGTTAGAGTCCGTCAAAGCGTCTCTTCCTGTTGCAAAATGGAACGCACAGTGGCAACAACAACCCACAAGTGAAGAAACTTCTATTATTAAGCGAGAATGGTGGCAATTATGGGACAAACCACAGCCTCCTTTGCAATATATCATCCAAAGTTACGATACAGCGTTTAGTTCGAAGGACTCAGCAGACTTTTCTGCTATTACAACGTGGGGAGTTTTCTATAATGAGGTGACAGGAAAGCAAAATGTGATCTTAATGGAGGCGGATAAGGGTAGATGGGACTTTCCCGACCTTAAAAGGATTGCTTTAGAGAAGAATCAGTATTGGGAACCCGAACAAATCATCATTGAAGCGAAAGCATCGGGTATGCCCCTAACGCAAGAGCTACAATCCATGGGTATTCCCGTGATAAATTTTACACCGAGCAGGGGTAATGACAAATTAGTGCGTGTCAACTCCCTATCTCCTCTTTTTGAGAGTGGAATGATTTGGTATCCTCCGTATAAATGGGCAGAAGAATTGATTGAAGAATGTGCAGCTTTCCCTTATGGTAGACATGATGACTATGTAGATAGCATGACACAAGCATTGATGCGTTATCGACAGTTTGGTGCATTACAACATGAATACGACGAGGAGATTGAAAATCGTCCGAAACGTAGAATTGCTTTTTATGGATCTTAGGGTATAAATATTAAATGGCCGAAATAGATAAAACGCAATTCTACGTTTCGGACGATTTTCAATCTCCTCGTCGTATTCATGTTGTAATGCACCAAACTGTC